CAATTGAGCCCCCCACACAACTGGTGGCCCCTGATATTGGAACGCATAAAGCGCAGCATCTGTCCAGACCAACATCTCCTGACGAGCTTGTTGAGCAGTAACAATTTCTGAACCGCGAGAAAGAAGTAATGAACCGGCCTGGTTTGTCGCTGTCGGGGTCCATGTTGTGTAGTCTTCTTGATCAGACCACCTAATCAGCATTGGTTGTAATTGCGAGTTCCATACTGAGTTTGTTGTATCAATATCGTTACAACCCATGGCAAACACAAAACGATAAATGTCCGACACAAAAACAATGTTTACTTTGTCTGGAACATCACGGTTAGTGTTTGTGATTTCTCTTAATGTTCGCGCATAGGTTTCTGCGTAGAACGTTCCCGAGCCGGGAGTGGTTGTAGTTACCGTTGTGCTTCCAGTTTCTGACGTGTAAACAATAAATTGCGTCACCGCCCCAGAGCTTGACGCACGGCCAAGCCAATATGTTACTAACGGCGACAGCCCCGATGGCAACTGTTCTGTAGAGCGTAGCGCCACAGGGAATCGATCATTTGAACCAGCCGTGCATGGCTGCGTAGTCGTAACTTGCGTTGGCGATCCAGTTGTAAAAGTAATGGTGTTTCCATTTAGAAGCCACCCGGAAGCGCCAATCCATGCACAGATTTGTCCGCCACGCTGACAAAACAAAAGGTCTTGTCCAAAGTTGGCTTGGGAATAATAATTGCTCAATACGGGTTCACCGTGATTCTTGTATCCGCCAATGCTCACAGGAACCGTGACATTCGCGGCAGCTGGCACTCCCACATCAATAGTTGCCTCACCGGCCAAAGCGTCCCATGCCAAAATTGTAAAAAACTTGTTGTTTAATACTGTTGCAGTAATGTTTGCATCTAGTCCCGTTGTTTCGACAATATAGATATATGACCCAACCCAGTTATATTGTGCTGGGTTGCTGATAGCCGGAAGAAAAGCAATTTTAATAATTGATGACCCGGCGGTCGCGCTTGTCACGCTTACGCCTGACCATACCGGGCTTGTCGCCGGGCTTATATTGTTATAAACGCCGTTGTATTCGATATATCTACGACGCTCTGTCATAACCCCGGCAAGCTTTCGACTCCCAATGGTTGCCCACGACCACAAAGACCGGCAGATACCAATAAAGGTGTTAGCCGAGATCCTCGCCCACCCGCCAATCTTCTCGGGCGTTCCCTGACGGAAGCGAACCTTGTCGGAGGTGTACCACCCGCCTTCTGTGGTGTACCGCGTGTTCTCGCGGTTTACACCTGGTTTAAACGGTAGCTTGATCAGAGGCATGGCATATCCTTACGGCAATATGGGCGTCCAAGTGGAGCTTTGCGTGTTATCCACATCAGTCCATGTGAGGCCTTGCGTATTATCCACGGCAGTCCATATGGAACTTTGTGCGTTATTCACACCGTTCCATGTGGAACCTTGTGCGTTATTCACCGCAGTCCAAATCGCATTTTGCGAGTCATCAACAGGGTCCCATAGGAGCCGTGACGACATCGTATCAATTGCTGTGAGCTGCTCGACAATTGTGGCATTGCCCACAATATTTGTCGCTACGACATCAACTGTGACGATCGATTCGTCAATTATGCTCAGGAACAGCCGCCCAGCGACGATCTCGTCGGTCAGATTAATTGTTTCTGAGACATCGCTTCCCAAGACTCCTAGCGCACTTACAGTGTCCACGCTAGTCGCGGTTTCGCTTATAAATACCGGTATTGTTGTTGTTACTGTAATTACATCACTGGCAATCGCAGTATCTTGGAATGACGGAAAACTTATATAAGCCGCTGCATTTTGATCAGACACGATTATCGTGTCTTGGAAGGAGGCGGCTAAAACAGCACCGGGGAGGGCTGCAAATGGAGTTCCTGCAAACGCACCAAAACCCAACATAACATCACCGCCCGGTTAGTCACGCACGCCTGATAAAAGCTCGGGCTACTCAGGTTTGATCGGCCATTGAATCTGCCACGGGAACCCCGGCTGCAACGGAATGTCCCGCAATGCTTGACGATAAATACTCCATGCTTGCTGTTGCTCTGCCGTCATAATTGCCCAACGATCTGGCAACACATAAACATCTGAAGCAATCAACCTTTTATCACGCTCTGCTCGAACAGTGATGGCTTCGGCAATAGGATCAGGTGGCACTGGATTAAAGATATTGCCATCATAAATCCATCCCGGCCCCGCTTCTTCAGTTGGAACCCATCCGTTTGCACGACCCATTACTTCATCAGCAATAACGACGTTTGTGACGATTCCATTTTCTATAATTGCGTGGCGCATAGATTACTCACCATGACGTAATACGAGCAAGACCATTTCCACCATTACCGCCAGCCCCCGATGTACCAGTAACACTTAAAGCACCACCTCCACCACCAGCCGCCAAACCACCATTGCCACCATTACCGCCGTTTTCAGTAAAATCAGAACTCGCCGATCTGGTTGTCCAGGTCACTCCTGTCGGTGATGTCATTGCATAATTTGAATTTACTGTTAGTGATCCTATTGCATACACAGCATTCACTGTGTCATATACTGGGTTTGCCAGAGTATTAGCGCTAGTGTTAGTCTGTGAGGTCCATACATTACCCGCCGCGCTTGTCCATATAGCATTGCTAGTTACAATTACAAATTGACCACCAGCATAAACAATATTTCCAGTAGTCAGGCTCGTTCCAGAAGTTAATGATGTTGCAACCGCAGTCCACGTTGCGCCGCTATCAGTAGAACGCCAAGCGTAAGGCGCGGTATCAGAAAGCGCCACTAATGTTGCGTTTGTTGCCGCTCCATTTGATGCAACCCTGAACCAATTACCAGAAGTCGCTGTAGTAACAAGGGTCCAAGTGACCCCATCAATTGACGTTAACGATCTGCCGCCAGCACCAACAGCAATCCATCTGGTTCCATCATGGATTACATCATTCATTCCAAATGAATTATATCGAGTCGTCCAATTAGTTAAATCTGTTGACGTTCGTATTCCGACGGATGCGGTTGAAGAAGAAACCGCATATGTTCCACCGCTAAACGCAAGGGCCGTAATTCCCGTCCCGCTGAGGGTATTAAACGGACTCCAATCAGTAACATTTGTTGATGTGTAAATTACAGCTGAGTTAATTACAATCCATCGTGAATTAAAATAGTATATTTTAGATGAAGATGAGAATGTAACCGCAGAACTTAACGGACCGCTAATTCCAGAAGTTTTTATAATTTGCCATGTAGCCAAACCAGTTCCGGTGCCTTGAACCAAATAAAATGAATTGGCTAATGTACCTAATACTTTTCCGTCACCATATGCCATTGACAATACGCCAATCGCGCTGCTGCCTACCAGAACAGGGCTACCGCCACCACCACCTACAAAATTTTCCGTAGCATTTGCACCATTTTTTGATGCAGGAGTTCCACCTGCGGCCCCACCTCCTTGTGTTTTTTGTGTTCCACCAGCGCCACCACCGGCAACAACAGCACCCGCAGAAAGACTATTAAACTGGCCTGAACCACCACCTCCAGCACCGCTAAAATAAGACGCTCCGCCACCACCGGCTTGTGTTGTACTGCCCATGCCGCCAGCCCATGCCGAATAAAAAGAGCCGTTACTGCCACCAAACTGTCCACCAGTTGATGTCGTAGCCGTTCCTGCGACGGGGTTTGAACTTGCGACTCCGTTTACTACAAATAGACCGCCACCTGCTACTAGACCAGCCGGCGTTCCACTTTCACCCCTACCACCACCCAACCCGCCAGAAACAAATGCATAAGCACCAAAACTGGTTGACCCGCCAGCATTTCCGCTATTTCCTTGCGAGCCTGTTGCACCAACGCCGCCAGCACCACCAGCACCAACTGTAACTACAACGGTGCTATCTATAGCACTGGCCTTAAACAATTTTTGAGTATAACCACCACCACTGCCTCCGCCTGCGCCCGTTGCAAAGGACGTGTTAACAGCACCGCTTCCACCGCCACCACCACCACCCCAAAGTTCAACCATAACCATGTTTGCGCCAGCAGGCTTAATCCATGTACCTGATGACGTAAATTCTTGGACATCAGTATCTGCCGGAGACGGTGCTGCATAATTGAATGCAGACTTAATGGTCGGGCCAGACATTAGTAATCGCCTCCAACAGCATTCAGAGCAATAGCTATGTTGGTGCCGCCCGCAGCAACAGTAAGACCACCGTAAATTCTGTAACCCGCTGGCAAGTTAAGACCGCCAGTAGGAAGGGTCGCAAAATACACAGTTAATGCAGAGGTGCCCAGCGCAGTTACCGTTGTCGCTGGCATGGCAACTTCGCCAAGGAAAATATTATTCCCCGCCGTGGTGTTTGCGCTTCCGTTGTTCATCCAAAAGCGCACGACAGTTGCGCTTGATGTGCCAGACGCCGTAGCCCCGTTCGTAGAAGCAAACCGGCAAGTCATCTGATCAATACGTGATCCGTTTGCACCAGCAGTGTAGACCAAAGCCATCGCAGTGCCTGCTGCTTGCGTTCCATCGAAAGCCGTTGTGTTAGTCATCGCTGTCGATACGATGGCATTAAGTGCCCCCACATTTGGAGTTTGAGCAAAAATTGGCGTTGATGTCACCGGCATGATTAAAAGCCTCCTAGATTATTTGCTAGGTAGATATTAGAACCGACACCTCCACCAGAGGGGGTCGCCGATGTCCACGCTGTTCCGTTCGAAGTTAATATATTTCCGGTTGTACCCGGATCTGGGATCGCCAGAGCACTTGATGAGCCGTAGATCGCTCGCTCGGCGGGGTAGGTAACAAATACATCTTTACTACCAACACTCCAATTGATGGCTGTGCCACCCGCGCTACTCTCAAGAATAGTGTCTCGGCTGAGGGTCGTTCCAGAGGACGTATACGTCCCAATTCCAACTTCCCAATCTGTCCCGTTCGTAACTGTGTAATACGTAGTATTACCGTTTCCAATAACTGAAAACGATTGATAACCTGTCGCCGCCCCTGCTAGGGTATATGTGCCCGTACCAACGGTTGTCGTGGTCTCTTTTACTCTATCTTTGACGACCAATGGCATCGTTTAACCTTACGCTGCGTCGAGCGAGAACGTATAGGTCACGTTCAGAGTGTCGCCAGATAACACATTGCGGTCGGGGGGGGAGGATTGGAAGTCTGCCGCCGAGAACAACGTGCCAGACGTACCGCCCTTAGTATTGTCAGAGGTCAGAAACGCTCCTCCAATAGTAGCAGTCGCATTAATATTAAACGATGCGGGGGAGGCTGAATTCGTGATTACAGATGGATCAGCGGTAGTAGCTACTCCAAACGTACACGCTGGGCGCGTAGCATTACTGTATCCGGTTTCTTCAGTCCATCCAAGGTGCGAAGACATCGTATCACCCGCTGCCGGGTTGTTGGATGATGCTGCACCATAAAGACCGATATACCACGCCGTGATTTGCGTACCACTGGCAAAGTAAACCGAGTTCATGGACTGAAGCCCAACGTTGACCACCAGATTCTTGGACTCAGCTTCCCATTTCAAATTGCCATCTTTGTCGAGGCACTGAATATGGAAGACGCCGCCGCCCTTGACAGAGTCGGTGGGCTTAATATCACGAACGACTGACGCGGCCACCTGATCGGTCGATTTTGCTTTGGCGAGAGACATGTTTAATTCCTTTATCCGATTCGGATAACTGCATCAGTTGGATTGTTTGGCGGGAATTGAATCTGAAAGTTTCCGCTAGAAACAGTTTTGATCTCGCCAAACTCATAAACCGCAACCGCTCTATTGGCCTTGCTGCTATTGTAAATTAGCGCCCCTCTGGCACTAAAGTTACCCGCTACCCATGTCGTAGTGGAGAAGGTCACAAATGCTATTCCTTGCGACAAGCTAACTGTCGCCCCGGTCAATGTGTTTCCACCAGCCGTATAACCTGCGCCCGACGCTTCATTGGACGTTGTGTAAACGGTAGTTGCAGGCCCAAGTGTGGCTGAATTTGTATACAGCGCAATCTTGAATGTGTCTGTTAGGAAGTCGTGAATGCCTTTTAGGAGCTCTTCCTTGAATGTGTTGCACATCCCGGCGGTCAACATTATTTGACCTCCACGATCACCTGACCGTCTCTATAGGCATCCATGCGCTGTTTACCATCACCCAACTGTTTCAACAGAATCATTGATTGGGTGTACAGGTTGTCGTACAGCTTGACCATATCCGGCTCACCCTTGGTAAACCGAATGGCCTGAAGAAGGGTGCCGTTTAAAAGCGCAGAATCAAAGTTGTCACTGAGCCATGTGTTGGTAGCCGTGACAATCGATTCTGGGTAATAGTAATAATGAAGCTCTACCCAATACGCCTGATCCGGGGTTGGACCCAAAATGAACGTGAGTTCATTGGGTGCCGTGGTAGACGGACCAAAGATGGCGTAATGTTTTGGAACTCCGGTGCTGTTGGGGGCCGGGTATGCCTGCCGGATGAAGTTCACATCTTTGTTTAGCAGATATGAAAAGGTTCCGGTATCAAGATCACCACCCGTTACCCCGGTGACCACAGCCAATGAATACACGGACAGAAAATCCCCGGGTGCCGACAAATACTTATTATTTGCCGACAACTGGGCCTTCTGATTTTTACGCAGCGTGGCAAGCTGAACAGTGTTATAGATTAACTGTTCGGCCTGCTTAATCAGCGTATTAAGATCCGCATCCGGGATGTTTACCTCAATGGTATCCCGGACAGCGGTCTTGAGTTCCGTGTAATTCACGCCATCGGTCCCCGAGACATGATGCCCTTAGTGGCTGCGCCGCCTCCACGCATCTTAATTCCGGTGGTTTTGGCAGCAGGGCTGTATCCATTACGATTGATGTTACCTACCGACATCTCAACGCTTTTTGCGCCAGTAGGCTCTGCATCATAGCCATTG